GGGGGTAGCCCGATTTGGGCTAGTGTCAAACTTCAATAAATACTGGTTTGGTTTTTGTACGTTGTCTTTAAAAACATTGACTGTTTCAACGTATCCAGCCTCCTCCAAAGAAGCAATATGTCTTTTGAGCGTTGACAAGCCCATAGAGCATTCTTCAGCAAGAAGCTTTTGTGATGGATTGCATTGTCTGGTGTGATCGTTGCAATGATTTGCAAGCATTACCAAGACAAATTTTTGGCCTGAATTGGCTATCTTGGCATCAATAGCCATAGCCATGAATTTAATACCCATGATGGTTTCCGTTCAAAATCCCACTTCAGAAGAAACTCACAGGCAGGTGGAAGGGGACACTTTTCGGTCGGGTAATTAGTCCGACCTAGCCTGGGTTTCACAAAACTATATCACTTCTTCGGCTCTTCGGGCTTCTTTTTGCCAAAGATCTGATCCCAGTTGTCACGAAACTTCTGTGGATCAGGAAGAGGACGGGGTGCTGAACCTTTACTCATCGTCTGTCATCCATCGCTCAAATTCACGGGCACGTTGTTGTTGCTCCTGGTAAGCACTGAACCTTGCCATCTCTGACAAGCCCATCTTGTACTCACCATTCTCGTCTGGTGTCAAACCAGCTTTGGGAAACTCTTCTGCTGCGTTGAAGATCATTTTGCACCTGCTCTTGAATAGGTTTTCATCTGCTTGCGCTCGAGGGTCTTTGCCACTGCAAACGCCCTCATGCTCGACTTCTCCGTTGGTGTGAACAACGTGGCTGGCTTTGCTTGCCAATCAAATGGACTTGGTTTGGTAGATTTCATGTAGCTCCTTCAGTTGACGTTTGCTTGCAATCTCTAGTGCTGATGCCAATGCGGCAACAATACCAGTTTCTAAGTCCTCTGGATGCAGCAATGGCTCCAGACGGTCAGTAGCCTGAACGATCAGTTCATAGGCCAATGCGATCTCATGTGTTTGGTGTCTCATGGCGTGAGCCTAACCTAAAAATACAATCCACCATACAGGGTAAACCCCTAGAGAAAACACATAAAAAGATTGATACATTACACCCCTGCTTAACAAAAAGGAGATTTAAATGAATGTTCAAGCATTGAAGACAGTCCGCCGACTGTTTTGTATTAATGGTGTTCCTCGCAACATCCAACGGCACAACTGCCAACAATGGGTCAAGTCGATCCGATTCCTTGGTGACAAATGGCTTCTTGCAACTCCGGTAACAAAATCATGAACAACGTAATCAAAACCCAGTTTGCTGGCAAGAACCCATTCAAGCCACAACGTCAAGTCAAAGAAGTAGATGTCAGCACATTGCGTGTTACCGATGACAAACCCAAAAAACGTGTTGCTCGTAACTGCAAATACGACAAATTGTTTGATGGTCTGGCAGTAGGGAAATCCCTCTCTTGCAAATCAGAAGATTGCGATAAGGTTGCACAGGCACTCAGGTCTTATGTCCGTAGATACAACAAGCCTTGGAAAGTAAAAGGCACGATGTACTACACAAAAACAACAGCCCGTATCTTTGTATTGGAAAAGAAATGAGCCAGCAAGAATTCTACGAAACAGTCCAACGTCAAGAGGAATATATGAAAGACTTTTTGGAACAAGCAAAAGAAGATCTTAAGGGTGTTCAGTACTGCCCTTACTGCATCGAACCACGCAACGACAAACGCTCATGCTGTGGTGAAAACCACTTCATCGACTTTGAAGACATGGATGACGATACACAGCGTCAAATCATCCAAGACGAATACGATTCTTCATTCAAGGGGTAATGCATGTCTATTGAAAAGCTGCTTCAGACCAACGTAAACGGTCATACAGAGAAGAAAAACAACCTGACATACCTGTCATGGGCATGGGCTTGGGCAGAGGCTTTAAAGGCCGATCCTGCTGCTTCCTACAAAGTTGAAATGTTTGGCGACAAGTGCTACATGGAAATCAATGGCACTGCAATGGTTTGGGTTACTGTTACTTTGTTTGGCAAACCCATGACTTGTCAACTGCCTGTAATGGATGGTGCTAACAAATCAATTCCATTAAAAGGATACACAGCAACAAACAAATACGGAAAAGAATACAGGGTTGAATGCGATTCTTTTGCTGTCAACACTGCCATCATGCGTTGCATGACCAAGGCTCTGTCACTGCATGGCTTGGGTTTGTACATCTATGCCGGTGAAGACCTGCCAGAAGAGGGTGATGTACCAAAGAAGGGTCCAGGTGCTGTTGTAACCCCTCGTGGTGGCATTGGTGAGGATCTACCACAAGACATTAAAGACTTCCTGCTAGACATGGCAGCAAGTGTTGAAGAATTGGTCAACCAGGGGAAGGCTAAAGAAGCCCTTGCAATGATTGATGAACAGGCATTGGAGGCTGATCAGCGTGTCTGGTTGGCTAACCAAATGTCATCCACTGTGCGTTCTGCACTTAAAAAAGCCAAAATCTGAAAGGTAATACATGGCATACGACAACACTGATATTGACATTGTTTAATTTACCGTGTTATCATTTTGATGCAAACTTAGGAGAGCATCATGGATTTACGAAAATTAGGCGGTAGAACTCCCAAATCACCAGTTTATCGTTTTAACAATTCTTTTGTTAAAGATGAAGTCACTGGCTGTTGGAATTGGCTGGGAAAGGCAAGATCAGGCACATGCAGGTTATATGGTCGAATCACAGTTAATAAAAAAACTATGCCAGCTCACCGCTTTTCATGGGAACTTCACAATGAAAAAAAAGTTCCTGATGGAATGATTGTCATGCATAAGTGCGACAACCCTGAATGCGTAAACCCAGATCATTTAACCATTGGCACAACAAAAGACAATTCAGATGACAAAGTTAGAAAAAACAGGCAAGCAAAAGGCGCTTCTTTTTTTAACAGAAAAACGTCAAATGGGTCAAAAAATGGAATGTCAAAATTAACCGAAACTCAAGCAAAGGAAATATTTAATGACAAAAGCCCTCAAAGAGAAATAGCTCGCAGATATGGCGTAAGCCAGACAGTTGTACACAATATTAAATCAATCAAAACTTGGAAAGTAATTCATGGCTGAATATTCAAATGAAGACAAAGGCGCTTTGTTTACCAACGATAAGAAGGAAACAGAAAAGCACCCTGACTACAACGGCTCAATCAACGTAGGGGGTAAAGAGTACTGGCTGTCAGGCTGGAAGAAGAAGTCTGAAAAAACAGGCAAGACCTTCTTGAGCTTGTCAGTTCGTGAAAAACAAGATGCCCCCCGTCAAAGTTCTGCGCCTACCCGTAAGGCAAAGGATGATGACTTTGGGGACGATGTGCCCTTCTGATTAACGGGGCTGAAAGCGGATGCTGATTAGGTGATGTACACACCGCCCACAAAGAGACATCAGTGCAGCGAGTAAGCCCCACCTTCAAGGAAATGTATGGGTTATTTAATTGGATTGGCATGCTTATTTGCATGGCTTACACACGTTTTCACTTGCTTTGCAGAAGGTCTTTGGGGCTTTCTGATAGCAGGTGCTCTTCTCTTCCCTATCGGGATTCTTCACGGCTTCTATCTCTGGTTTAGATAAGGAAACATCATGTTCAAAATTGAAAAAAACATCCCTCTTGCAACAAAAAAAGCATACCCATTTGACGAAATGGAGTCTGGTGATTCGTTCTTCATCCCGGTAACAGATGCCAAAAAGATTGGCTACATTCGTGCCCAGATCAATGCAATGAAAAACAAGTACCCAGGCAAGGTCATCTCTACCCGCAAAGAAGAGACAGGTCTGCGTGTTTGGTTGATCAACAAGGAGCAAGCATGAGCTACTCAATGATTGAGATGAACGTCATCCGATGGGGTGAGGATCGTGGCATTGTCCAGAACAGCAACCCCAAAGCACAAGCTAGAAAAACTCAGGAAGAAGTCCACGAGTTGTTTGATGCAATTGAAAACAATGACCGAGAAGCCATGATCGATGCATACGGCGATATTCTGGTTACCCTTGTCATGGGTTGCGCCACTGCTGATTTGGACCTTGTAAGCTGTTTTAACCATGCCTATGAGCAGATTAAGGACCGCAAGGGTCATCTGACACCAGAAGGCATTTTTGTGAAGGAGTCGTGATGGCTTGTGATTCTTGCCCACAACCTCATGTCTGCGAAAGCATTGGCTGCTTTTTTGATCCCATCTATGTGTCTGCCCTTGATAAACAAGTATCAGGCAATCACTACAAAGATAAAGGAATTCAACCCATTGTCTACATTCACGCCAACAATCTGGGTTTTTGTGAGGGGAACGTTATCAAATATGTCACCCGTCATAAAGATAAAAACGGTGCTGCCGACATCAAGAAGGCGATCCACTACCTAGAACTGCTGCTTGAGTTGCAGTACAAAGATGCTGCTGTTTGATGTTGCCAGATGTGATCCTGAACACCCGGATCACTATTGCCACAACTGCAAGCGGTATATCAATCACGCAAAACAGCAAATGGGCCCAAGAACACCTGTCGTGCTAGTTGAGACAAGTGCTTCTGAAGCCTGTTGCTATATGCCGATTAGCCACCTAGAACGTCCAAGGCATGCTTAATATGCTTGATACGGTCATCTAAACCAATTACGCCGCCATTGATCTTCTTGGTCATGGCGGTGTAGTCTTTTGCATCGGCCTCTTTGTTCAGGCCACGCTTGTTCCAGTACCAGGCAGCACTCAATGCCGCATACTTTGGGGCCAAGATCAAATCAGGCGAATGGATGAAATCCATATTCAAGGCATCACCACACAAAGTGTAGTTGTCCTTGCCGGTCAATTGGATTAGACCTCGGCCCTTGTACAGGCTACCCTCACCTGTTTCTTCAGTACCGTTACCCATACGACCACCATAAACCTTGTTGGCAATCTTGTCAGGATTGCGGTGGTACGGTTGAGCAGCTTCCAATGTTGGGAAGCGTGAAGGCCACACACGGCATAGACCTTCAGCAGAGTAGTTCAGGTTCTCTTGCAGAGTTTTGAAGTTGCCAGACTCGTGGGCACATTGACCAATAAAAGCAGCCATCCGCAATGGAGTGTTGATCTCATAGCGATGGAAAGCCTCATTCAAAGGCTCCAGCCAGTCTTCAGAGATGTGCAGTTCTTTGAGTTGTTCAGCAGTAATCACTTTGCGTCCTTGTCTTTCTTGTCAGATTTCATATCCATAATCTTTTCCAATGTTCGTCCACCAAAGTAAAACGACATCACCAGCATTCCCCACTGTCCAAGCAACTCAACATACGACCTGTTGGTGTCGTAATCAAAGGCAGACATCATGGCAAATGTGAAATAGCCCCCCAGAATCAATAAAAGGGTCATAGGGCGAATGTTTTTGGACAGCCAAGAGTCAGATGACATATCTGCTTTTAAGCGGTCTGTGAGGTTGTTTTGCTCAGTCTCAAACAACTTGGTGTCGTTAGCCATCTTAGCCAACTCACCGTCCTGTGCCATCTTTGCCAACTCCATTTGAGCCTTGGCTTTGGCCTCGGGGTCCGGGATCAGCTTGTCGATGAGTTTGCCGCCCATGTTTAGAAGTGCATCAAATGGTCCAAGCATCAATTTCCCCTTTTGGTCAACATAGCGCTGGCAATTTCCAGCATAAATTTCACTTGCTCAAGATTCTCGGGCTGCTGTGTCCAGCCCACAGTGATCTGCCCAACAAACCTGTGGCTGTCTGGTGGAACACTTACCCGGCAGGTGAACCCCACACCCTTCTCGATGTACCACAGCCCAACTTCAGATTGAGCATATCGGTACTCGGAGCAAGGAATCTCGTTGGTCATCAACTTGATTACATCGGCATTATTGGCAGAGTTCTGGCTAAACAAACCAACATCAATGTCTTCAATGGTTTTGTCCCTGCCGTCTTTGGTGTATGCCTTGTACAACACCCGACTGTTAAACAAAGGGTTGACCTTGAAAATAGCAACTACCGTAGCACCAGTCTTTTTAAATAGCATTGCACTGGCATCATCTGCACGACCAGTGTTGATCTCAGGCAGCTTCTTGGACTCTTTGTAAGCATCCCGCATGAACTCTTGGTTTTGCCACATAAAGTAGCCGGTAAAAGCCACAATGCCCATAATCAGGATGGCAAACAGCTTGAAGGGTGAGTCCACATACCCAAGCACCTTGTCAAGGGTTGAGTTGGCGTTTAGCTTTTCGTCACTCATCGCAGATACCTGATGTATAAAACGATTCCGTAAATAATCAGCCCAGCAAGAACAACCGCAGCCATACTCATCGCAATGTATTCAGTAAGCCTTGCAATGGCTTTCTTGCGTCTAAGGGCTTCACGAGCAGCGGCTTCTTTGGCCTCTCTGCGCTTACGGGCAGCCATAGCTTGGAACTTAACCCAGTCATCCCACATGCCAGGTCGACCAGCGTAGACCATACGCTCCTTCAGTTCTTCCTCTTGCTGCTTAAGGCGCTCAAGAGCCATGAACTCTTCAAGGTCAGAGGTGTTGCCTTTTTTGGTGGCGTTCTCTTGGATCTTGGCCTTGTTGTCAAAGTAGTCAAAAACCCGTGAGCCAAGCTGATGCAATTCTTTACCATTAGCTAAAGCGCCTTTGATGACCGCAAAAGCGGCATTGGCAGCAGCAATTTCTGCAATCATCTCAGCACCTCAAACAAAACCTTGGCGGTCCAAACAACAATACCGACAATGAAAACTGCCGCTGCAAAAGCCTCGGCAAATTCTCTCATTTCAGGTGATCTTTTACAGTCTGCCACCACACCCCGGCAGCAATGAATAGACCCCCAATAAAAAGTACAGGCTTTGCAATCTTCCCAAGCATTTCAAGAACCAAGAAAGCACCAGATGCAGCTTCAAAAGCCTTCACTACACCTTGTGTGTTTTGGTCAATACGATCTACTTTTTCCTCAACCATAATCAGTCGAGCATAGATTTCTGCGTGTGATACTTCTTTGTTCATGATTTATCTCATGTATGCAGATGGGGGAGCGATGCCACGACCAGCACCAACCTTACGAGTATATTCTTCCTGCTGTCTACGCTTCTTGGCAATCTCTGTTTGGGCATAAGGGCTACCCAACAACATAGCAGCATCAGCGCTAGGAACAGTGCTAGAACCTTCACCAGCGCCAGACATCATCATGGCTGGTGGTAGTACAGCCTCAAGCAAGTTTGCCCCTGCCATACCACGTTGACCAGCAGTCTGTGCGTTAGCAAGATCAGAGATGGCAAACAACGTACCGGCAACACCACCGACCTTAACGCCCTTGCCAAAGTTTGTGTTCTTTGCAAACGTGCCAAACTCAGAAGGGATGTTTTGCAGCTTACGAGCATCTCGTCCAAGAATTGTTTCTGGGATCTGTTGCTGGAGATTCTGAAAGTATTGCGTAGTCAAACGAGAAACGTCATCGTTCAGGTTTGCCGATTGACCAAACTTGTTTCCACCTGCAAACATCTCACGAGCATATTCACGGTGTTCTTTGCCGAGAATGTTGCCCATAGAACGGTCCAAGTTGCCGACATCAGGACGGAACTCAAAGCCCGGAGGAATCTCTGCCGCAGACTTAAATGTGGTTTTCTTGGGGTACTCAGGAGCAACAGGCTTATCAGCCTCAGTCATCATGCTCTTGATCTCGTCAGCAACAATTTCAGTTGCGGCAGATCCTGGGCTTGCGCTAGGCAATGGAGCAGGAGCATCAACAGGAGCAGATGACAAGGGAGTGGAGATGGGTGGAGGCGCAACAGCTCCAGCCTGTGGTGCTTGTCCTCGGAAAGAAGCAGCCAACTCATCTGGTGTCATTGGAGTAGGTGCAACAGCAGCAGGAGCAGCCTCTATAGGGGCTACAGGGGCCATAGGTTGACCGCCAAGACCTGCTTGACGGTTAGCTTCAATAATATCGGCAGCACGTTGCAGACGATTTGGCTCGGCAGGAGCAGCGGGTTTAGCAAGCTCAGTAGTTGCTTGAATTGAAACAGGAGCAACAGGAGTGGCATCCATTGGGATGTCAATGGTCCGATCAATCTCAGGAACCTTGTTAATCCAACGATTCTTTACTGCTTGATAAACAGCAGGAGCCACTTGGCTTGCACCGTACAAAGCAGTACCAGCGCCAATAACTGCGCCAGCACCAGTCACCAACCCAGCAGTACTTGTGAAAAAGCTTGGAACTTCAAAAGTACGGTCGCCGACAGTAACTTGTGAAGTTGTAGCTTCTTTGACTTTCTTGTCGTACTCTTCACGCAGCTTGCGTTCTTTCTCCGCATACTGCTCTTCCATGTTGGGGGCAGGAGCAGCACCAGAAGGTGAGCCTTTCAGTTCAGCATCAATATCTGCATCTGAGTAGCCAGCAGCTTTTGCATTGGCCCGGAATTTTGCTTCATCAAATGCCATCATTAACCCCCAGCTTGTTTTCTAAGATCAGCCAAAGAAGGCTTGGATTTCGGTGGAGCTACAGGACGAGCAGCAGGAGCAGAAGGATTGGCATCTGGGAACTTCACATCAATTTTTGTGTCCCTTGGCGCTCGTCTTGCTGTGTACTCATCACCCATCACCTTGTTAATTTCATCCGCATAAAACTTGCGAATTTCTTTTGACAAAGGCTGCATGGTAAAGCCAGTGCCAATCTGTCCTGGCAAAGGAACAGTGTTGGTTTCCTTGTGACCATCCATCGCTTTTTTGCGATACTTAACGTACTCGCCCATCTGATCGGCGTTCTGTAAGCTTTGCAGAGTCTGAGCAAGTGTCTGAGCTTGTTTGTCAACAAAGTTTGAAGATGTAGGCAAAGAGATGATGGATGGCTTGCCAAAGTTTTGCGTAGCATCAACCAACTCTCGACCCATCTGCTGGCTAGTCTCAATCACTCGGCGCAGACGTTGTGCTTGGACAGGGTTAAGCTTGCCAAGGCGCTCTGCTTCAGCAATGCTTGCCATAGTCCCAGAAACATTTTTAGTGGACTCGGAACTGATGTTATCGGTTTCTTGCATCTGGTTAAGCTTGTTGGCATTAACGCTAAAGCTGTTGTCCTTGCTGACCAGTTGATCACCCTTAACTTCCAAGGTGGTCCCAAGCAACTTAGGATTAAGACGCAAAGAAGAAATCAATCGCTCATCAACTTTTACCGACTCACCTTTTGTCAAAGAATCTTGCAGTTGTTTTAAAGCGCTGATGTTATTGGACTTAGCATTAGCCTGACCCATAGACTGACTAACAGCACCAACAATTTTGTTGTACAGGGTTGGATCAATGTCCGACTTAAATGTCTTCAAATCGTTGTAATTGGATTCAAGCAATGGCCTGTGAGAGTTCAACAACTGATACCAGTTATTAGCTTGGTTTTCCTCTTTGACCATCAAGCCAGCACTCTCTTCACGAACCTTCTTTTCGGTCATGCCTTTAAGAGTGTTTTCCCAAGAAGAAATGCCACCAACACGTTCAGCATATTCTTGCTGACTTAAGGGGCGGTTTGCCTTGCGATCAAAATAAGAGATAGGCTCACCCAAAGCATTGTGGGTTTCAAGAATCTGATCTCCGTTGTTGTCGTAAGTTACTTTCTTGGTAATGTCGCCGCCAGTAACTTGCTTAACAGCGCCCATCTTGTCGCCCATGACGTACTTCAATAGAGCAGTGCCCCACTGAGGATTGTCAGCAACAGTTTGAAATGTATTGGCAATCTGAAC